GCAGCCGAAGAAATATCCAACGTGCTACCCGCTGATCTTTACTGTACTGACACTGGTAGAATCTCAGCGTCAATACGTCCTAAACTTAGACCATCAACTCAAAGTGAGGCGCATCAATAAACGGACGGCGACCTTGGGATCTGCGTGTATCAATGTAATCATTCATAGCAGATTCCATGTCACCTTCCCATTGCGCAATGTTTGGCACAGTCCAAGCTGCACCCCAACGAATAGGAACATCAACCGCACGTGCTGCCTCTGCCATTGCATCAGCAATCTCGTCATATAGATTTAGTTCCCAACGCCCACCATCTACATACGCCATAAGATCTACAGCAATACCATCCAAGTGCTTTGACTTCATGGTTTGACTTGCGCCCTTGGCTACCAATGCGCGTTGTTCTTCAATGGTGCGAAGCCCACAGATCACAGAAAAATCTTGCTTGCTAACGCCAATAGCATACTTGACGACAGCAACCATGCGCTCATCAACACCTTCTAGTTTTGACAGGCTGCGTTTGCCTAGTTTGTAACTCATTTCTTTAACCCTCTCATAGTGCGGATCCCAAATGATGCAGCTATGGAAGCATACATTCCCCATTGAACCCACATTGGTGTTGTCTCCAAATTAGCAAACCCTTGCGCCATTGTCTCTTGCATAGAAGGAATGAAGTTGGCGCACAGAATCAAAACGAAAACTATTGTCCACAGCTCGTCTTTCCAACTGTCTTTACTAGCCTCGATTGCGGCTTGTTCCCAATCCATTTCGCCAGTGGCTTGCTTTAGTTTGATCTCTGCGTTTGCTTTTTGAATGGCTGTCTTGCCATCAATATATGATGTAGCAAGGCCACCAATTGCTGATACTATCTGTCCAATCATGCGCCACGATCCGTCTTAGCTTCTTTGTTCATCCAAATTCCAAAGCAACCTGTCAATGCGCCCATGCAAACTGAAACCAAACCAGCCTGTCCATTCGTAGGATCAGGCAATGACATGTACCAGTGTACGCTTTGGTAAGTTAAAATAGTAACCACTAGCATCATCAGCCGTGGGAATACTTTGTATTCATCAATCACTGTTGCTGGCATAATGTTCTGCAATCCTTTTGTTTGAAGTTATTATAACCACTTTTCCAGATTTGTCATACACTGTGTACTTTACCACCTCTCAAGGTAGACCCCTAAATAATAGATGCACAGAGCCACAACTATCACAGCCATGGCAATCCCCGCGAATGTAGCTATCGCTTCCATACGCTCCTCTCTGGCCTTCTCAGCTGCCTTCTTAGCTGCTTGCCTCTGCTTACGAGCTTCAGCTTGCCATTGCTGCCAACGATCCCATGTGCCGGGGGGCGCATATAAACGACAGTAGGATTCTAATTCTTGCCGCTTCTGTCTTAAATTTTCTAAGTGTTGAAATTCTTCCCAATCACCTTCAGAACCACCAGTGATTGCAGTAAGTGGACTGTTCTTCTTACGTTGAACAGCCTCTTTTACATCTTCTTCCGCTGAAAGAAACTTACCGACCGCGCCGATAAGCCCCGCAGTTTCTTTGCCATTACTAAGAGCCTGACGGATAACCGAATAAGCGGCATTCGCAGCCATGATGCTCTCAAGTATAGCCATGTAATCATCCAGACAGGCTCAGTCTTAGCAGCATAATAATAATAGCTGCCGATGAGCCTATCATAATAGCCTCTAGTCTTTTCACACGATTAAACAGATCCTTAAACTGAATATCCATTTCAGTTTTCATAGCAACTATCTGTTTTTCTATAGTGTCAATGCGCTCATGCGCGGATGCAACAGTACGTTTGTCCATCTTCTTCCTCTTACGGTGCTACAGGCCAATCATCATCGGCAATGTTAGGCCATGATGCCAAGTCTGACATATCACGAAGCTCTTGGCGATAGGTTGCCCATGCTGTCTTGTCCTCATTTGTCAGTGGGCTGTCATTCATTTGCGTCCAATCGCTGTCAGCCAATAGCTTGTCGCGAACCCTGCGCTGAGACACGGCTTCTTCTTCATCTAGCTTTTGTTGATAAGCCGCTTCTTTTTCTGCCTTTGTGCTATCATCATCGTCTGCAAACATATCTTGAGCGATATATTTTTCCACCCAATTACCATTCGCATCTTGCTCAACACCGTCACGAACAGAGTTTTGATACGCTGTTATCGTTGCTGGGGGTGACTTCAATACAGGGTCTAAATCAAGTGCGTCTAACGTTGCGGCTTTCCATACGCGCGGCAAGGACATGTTGGGAAAGTCAGATCGCCATTCGCCTTGGCTCTTAACTTCGCCTGTTGTTCTGTTTCTATATTCGCCCATCAGATTGATCCTTTCCTATGGGGTTGATTTATTAAGCGGCAATCGCCCAATATAAATAAGTAGCGCCACTGTCATTAAGAGAAACAACTCCCTTTACTGCACTAAATCCAGCAGAATAAGGGTCTACTAAATCAAAGTTGCTACTGTTGCTGTTTCCGTTAAGTTGAAAATATAACTCGTTTCCTGAAACAATTCCTCTAGTGCTATCAAAAGTAAACCAGTTACCACTATTATCAATTCGCTTAATCATTAACCAATCAACGCCATTGCTGAACCCAAGATCAATGTCTTGATTGGTTGCCCCGTTCCCAGTGTATGTCCCTATTTTCTGAAATTCATTTGAGGCAAACATATAAGCTACAAAGTCACCGTTGACTCTATTTGTATAATCTTCTGTCCCAACCCTAAAACTCGTTGCAGTAGGAACAGTGCTGTCCCAATAGTTTGCTCCAGTTCTGTAGCCATCATTGCTACCCTGTATCATATATTGACTTCCTGTGAGGCCAGTAGACCAAACAGCAAATTGACCACTTTCATCTCTTGCTTTTACGAATAATAATTCTGGGGCAACACCTAGCGAATGCTCAATATCTTGCGCTGTTCCAGTTGCTTGATAATCAACCATATCAAAAAAGCCCCTAGCCCTTTTGAAAGCAGCCATACGCTTTGAAGTCGATGCACTATTAACATCCCCAACACCATTTTGATAATCCCATTGTCTATTTTCAATGCCTGAATCTTGCTGTTGAAATAAACCAGTGCTTAAAGAAAAATCACAACCGTTTGTTGACCTGTCTCCAAAGCGATAGTTTACGGTATTACTATCCCGCTGCACATAAAAATCCACAGGAAACCCTGTAACATAGCAAGGTGTTGTAGATGTTCTTGTAATCATAGAAAAAACATCACCAACATTTTCAGGTTCTTCATGCAGTGTTTTTCTAATTGCAACGTAAATATACTTAGAACCAGACGGGTAGTTCACATTACTTTGGGTGCTATTTAATCTAAATCCATCTGTTCTGTGCAAACCAAGTAAAGGCCCAGTTCCACGAGCCAAATCATTTGTATTAACTTCAAAATATTCAGAATCTTCCGCAGATGAACCAATGCGGTTTGCAGTTCCCCTTTGAGTGTCAAATAACCACCAATCCGCCGCCGCATTATCAGCTTTTTTAATTAACAACCATTGAGGTTCAAATCCAACATTAATATCAAAATCACCAGATGATCCATTGCCAGTATAAGTGCCACATTTCACAACATCGTGATCACCGTCTGGGCCGAAAATTCCTGTGCCATCATTATGCGCCCATAGATAAGCAATGTAAGTCCCGCCCGATGCATTTACATTACTGTCACTGCCTACAGTAAATTGTGTTGTTGTAGGTGCGGTATTATTAAATCTAGTTGATGATGTTGCCTCAATGTTTGATGACGTAATTGCCAGATACTTTGTTGCGCCCAATGATCTATGGTAACAAGTTCCCTCGCTATTTGCACCAATGCGCTTAATAAACATAAAGCCAACTTCATCATTTAAGCTGTGGGAAATGTTTTGAGTTGAGCCTGTTCCTGTATATTGAACCACATCAAAAAACTTTTCGTGCTGCCGAAATGAATAGCAAGCAAAGCTGTCATTATTCCCATTTATGTCAGAGTTAGCGTCTATTTCTATTCCATTGGTTTCAAATGAATTAAAATAACCGTTTAGTGGATTAGAGTTCGCAATACTATTTGTGTAAACTGCTACAGTTCCGCTACCAACGCCTCTTATTGTATCAACAAGAAAATGATTCCCAGATGTGTTTCTTTGCTTTATCCAAACTAGACCCTCGTTTTCAACAAAGTCTATTCCTGTGTCAATTACTCGATTATAAGTCTGATTCCCTTCATACAAAGTTATAGAGAATACATCTTCAAAATTTACAATTTCACCACCACCAGAACCCGCAGCCGCTTGGATAAGTTTTTTAGTATTAGCCATTATTTACCCCAATGCTTGACCAGCCGTGAACCCATACCATGTTGTGCCGCCATCATGCGTGATAAACACAAAGTAATCTACCGCAGATGCAGTAGCTGTTAAGGTTGGCGCAGTTGCGCTAGGCCAATCAACCGCTGCAGGCCATGCTACTGTATAACCGCTTGCAGATGCATCTTGAACGAGCTTCAGTGTAAAGCTAGATACCCTTCCAGAAGCCGCTGGGTTACTAAATGTAAACGTGGTGTTTTCTGTTAGCGTGTGGCTAAAATTTGTGCCATCATTTAAATCAATGGTTGTAGCGTTAGAAGATGAAGTTACAGAGTTGTATCTTTCAGAAAGTAAATCTTCGAATGAGAGGTTGCCGCTTGCATCAGACACAAGGATTTGGTCAGCTGCGCTAGGGCCAGCGGAAGGCAATGTCATAGTGTATGAAGATGTAATATCCGTTGGGACTGTAATCTCAGAATAATTTGAATTATCAGAATCATAAATTACTAAACCATGACGATTATAAAAATGAGTGCCAGTAGAATAAATTCTTATTGTCTCTAAATCATTAACACCATCACCAGTATTACTAATTTTCAAATAAGTATAACTGCTTCCAAACCCACTTGCATGAGCAGCAATAGAAGCTTTTACCCCTGCGCCAGGTGTCGTTGAATCAGAACCATAGAAGTCAAAAGTGCCAAGCTCTTGATCTCCGCTTGCAGCGGTGTCTGTATTTATTAATCTAAATACTGCAGTGCTTGCTGAACTAACTGAAGCGAACCCACCATTAACAAACAAATCATCAGATGTTGTCAAATCACCAGTTACATAAACGCCAGTGTTTTGCGTAGCAAGTTTAGCACTGTTGTTGTAGTATAAATTTACAGAACTATCGCTGAGGAATGTAGCCATAGTTTCATAACTAGCGCCTGTACCATGCCCAATAATAATGTCATCAGTAGAAACAATCTTTAGGTCACTTGAAGTTGTGGAGCCAGCTTCAATGTAGTTGTGTGTTCCATCGTGATAAATTTGTAAATCATCACCATCACCAAGTTTTAATCTATTGACCTCTGCGCCAGAGCTGTCACCAAACTCAATGTTGTTTCCGCTTGTTGATAAAACGCCGCCAAGCTGCGGTGTGGTATCTTCTACTACCGAGCCAATGCCAGAAACATTTACAGTATTCCACTGAGTGCCATCATAAAACTTATAGGTGTTGTCTGTTGTATTGAAAAACAAGTCACCTTCATCAAGGCTCGTTGTTGGATCAGTGCCGCCAACACGATAGCGCTCGGCAAAGCTATTTACGCCCGTTATGTTGGTCGCAACTGTGTTTACGTTAGTAATGTCAGTCGCAACTGTGTTGATATTAGAGATTCCCGCCGCAACAGTGCCAATGTCTGTAGCATCAGCCGCTACAGCATCGATATTTGTTGCATTACCAGCCACAGCGTTAATGTTTGTAGAATTGCCAGCTACAGAATTAACATTCGAAATGTCACCCGCAACAGTCCCAATCGTATTGCTGCCAGCCAAATCGGCTGCAACTGTTCCAATATCAGTTGCATCCCCAGCAACCGCAGCTATTTCTGTAGAAATTCCAGCAACAGTGGAAATATTGTTTGTTGGGCTAATTTGCCCCGCTACTGTATTGACGTTTGTTATATCTGTCGCAACCGCACCTACATTTGCATTTGCAGTAGCAACAGTATTTACATTTGCAATATCAGTAGCAACAGTGTTTACATCTGCAATGTCAGTCGCAACGGTATTTACACTTGTGATGTTAGTACCAACAGTATCAACATTTGCAATTGAATTTGAAACCGTATCAATTTCCGAAACTGCTTCGTTTAAATCATTAGCAGCGGTAATAACCGCAGCAATATCATCTGATACTGTAGAAACATCAGTAATTGCAGTAGCAACAATAGTAACAACACCAGTTACACCAATCTCACCAGCAACAGTATTTACATCTGCAATGTTTGTTGCAGTTGTGTTTACGTTCGTAATGTCAGTTGCAACCGTATTCACATTGGATATAGAGCCAGCAACAGTTCCAATTGTGTCTGACCCACTTAGATCAGTTGCCACTGTAGTTACATTTGCATTGTTGCCAGCAACAGTTGTGACATTTCCTGAAATGCCAGACACAGTTGTTACATCAGTGCGGATTGTATTGACATTAGTAATAGCATTTGTTGCTAGCGTTCCGTCTTCAATATCAGCAAGCAAAGCAATGTCAGCAGCAGTGTCAGAAACAGACTGAACATCAGCAGTAGATGGGCCAGCTTCAACCGCACCAGTTGTTAAATTAAATGCAAGGGTTTTACCTTTGCGATCATCAACAACAGGAAGCGTTAGTCCAACCCCAACATCATAATCAGTAAGTTGTAAAGCGCGTGAGGCTCTATCATCAAGGTCAGCAGCAATAGCAATGATGCGGTCAAGCTCAGTATTAAGAGCAACAATATTAAAGGAACCAGATACAGGAAAGTCAGTGGTACGCTCTAATTCAATGTCACGAGTAATAACAACAGTGGATCCACCAGTTGCACCGGTTACAGTAATTGAAACAGTACCAGTAGAGCCATCCCCACCACTAACAGTATAATCGGCTGTAATGGTTTTAAGAGTACCATCTACATAAACATTAAGATCATCGTTATCAAAAAACTCAAACGGTACAGCAAAACTAGTTTGCTGAACGCCTTCTGCTACTGAGTAAGATACACGGGCTGTGTTGTCTGCAATATTGATTGTCATAGATATACCCTCGTTTGAGAGTAAACTACTTTTACTTTACAAAATCATCAACGCACAAAAACTAACGCACAATTAGAAGGCTTCTTCCAAGGCTTTAGTCATTGCATTCATTTGATCTTTCCATAACCACACCCGCATAAATGGCAAGTTTCTAATAAAGGTTTTCATACCCTCACCAGCTTCGCCATTTATAAAACTTTCGAGCGGATCCACAGTAAGACCCACAGCGATACTAGGGCCAGCACCAAGAAGACCTGTCGCAGCATCTACATAGTCTTCGTCTTGTGGAAACTTAGGAGAGATAATCCCATCCATGTAGTTGCCATAACCAAGCGCCATTGATGTGTTGATCGAGCTGTAAAGAAGATCTGAATACAAAGAAACTAAGCCACTCTGGTCAAATGATCTAGCAAATCTATCTGACCACTCCATCTGTTCCCAAGCCCAATCAGGTGTCTTAATCTGCACCGCCAAATAACCAAGACCCATTGCAGCAATAACACCTGTCATTGGATTCTTAATCTGACCTTGAGTATATGCAGCAGTCACTTTGTTCATTGCAGCCAATGAGTAGCTATAAAACTGGAACGGCAGTCCAAGCAAACCAGACTCAACGCGAGAGTAACCTTTAACAAGACTATCTTCTTCGTAACCGAATGTCTTGGCTATACGATGAGGAACATAAACAACAC